GGTTTGAAGAGGGAGAATTCGGATGTCAAAACAAAAATTAGAACAGGTATTAGAATACCTAATTAACAATGAAGAAGAACAAGCTCGAGACTTGCTTCATACTGTATTCGTTGAGAAGGCTCGCGATATTCATGAATCATTAATTGATGATGAAGATGAAGAAATCGAAGAGAAGCTCGAAGACGACGACAAAGAAGAGAAGGAAGTTGATGAGTCATCACGCACCGCACGTAGAGACTTTGAACGAGAAATTACTGACCCAGCAGATGATATTGCTGAAATCAGTGATGAGATCGATAGTGAAGAGCAATACGAAGATGATGATGATGATGAAATGGGCGACGATATGAGTGATGCCGAAGCTGAAGACGATCTAGATGATATGGAAATTGGCGGAGATGATGACGTTGTAGCACCTGAAGGTGATGCAGAAGAAGCAATTCCCGCAAAATTAGATGATCTAGAAGCCGCAGTAGAAGAACTCAAAGCAGAATTTGATCGACTAATGGCAGGCGATGAAGAAGTCCCAGCTGATGATGCAGAAGCAGAAATGGGCGGCGAAATGGGCGATGCAGAACTTGGAATGGATGACATGGAAATGGCACCAGAAGAGGAAGCAGCTCCTTTACGACGTCGAGGACGTTTCGAGTCAAAAGACGAAGATGACGACGGCGAAGAGTTGGACGAAGCAAGAACAATGGATACAGTAGCAGCTGCTAAGATGGGTGACGACGGTGATGCCAGTGCAAAATCATTGCATACTGGTGGCAACGTAAAAAGATCCGATCATGGCGTTAGTGCTGTAAAATTTGCTTCAGGCGATGAAAAAGGTCGTACGGCAGACAAGCCGGGCGAAGGCATGACAACAAATCAAGATGCAAAATTATCAGCAGGCCCAAAAGCCGAAGCTGGTGATAAGTCCGATAAAGGGGCAGGTAGTCTCGTAAAGGACATCAGGAAATAAAACAATGATTAAACCGTTATTTGAACGACTAACTTTTAACGAAATGAGAGGAACAGTTGAATCACAGAACCGTGAAGACGGTAATGGTAAAGATCTTTATATGAAAGGGATCTTTTGTCAGGGCGGCGTTAAAAATCAAAATGAACGAATTTATCCTGTTAAAGAAATAGGTAATGCCGTTGAAGCGATTAATGAACGACTGTCACAAGGACAATCAGTTCTTGGTGAGGCAGATCATCCTGAAGAGTTAACTGTAAACTTAGATCGTGTAAGTCACATGATCCAAGAGATGTGGATGGATGGTGCAAATGGATATGGAAAACTTAAAATTCTTCCAACTCCAATGGGCAACATCGTATCTACATTACTTGAGAGTGGCGCAAAGTTAGGCGTGTCCTCTAGGGGAAGCGGTAATGTAAACGAAAGCGGACAAGTTTCAGAATTCGAAATCGTTACAGTAGACATTGTTGCACAACCAAGTGCCCCGGCTGCATATCCAAAGACTATACGCGAAAGTCTATGGAACATGCGAGGCGGGTATGGCATTTATAACCTAGCAGAAGCGATGGTTAATGATAAGAAAGCTCAGAAATATTTACAAGCAGGTATTGTAAAATTTCTTGAAGAGTTGAACAAGAAGTAATAGGGAGAACACAATATGGCCGAAGCACTTAAAGAATTACTTAATAACGATCTTTTAGATGAAGATACAAAGGCCAGTATTCAGGAAGCATGGGAAGCAAATCTAGTAGAAGCACGTGATGCAGTTGCAATTGAATTACGTGAGGAATTTGCAAACCGATATGAGAACGACAAGAACACTCTTGTTGAAGCCATGGATAACATGCTAACTGACGCTATTAAGGCAGAGGTTGAGGAATTTACAGAAGAACGCAAAGGCTTAATTGAAGCTCGTGTGGCTTACAAAAACCACATGAAGAATCATGCAAGTGCGGTCGATGCTTTCGTAATGGAAGCATTAAAAACTGAAATTCTTGAACTACGCGAAGATCGAGAAAAGCAATTTGACAATTTTAATAAGCTTGAAGGTTTCGTGCTAAAGCAACTTTCTGAGGAAATTGCTGAATTTAACGATGATAAAAAGTCACTTGCAGAAGCAAAGGTTAAACTAATTTCTGAAGGTCGAGCAAAACTTGAAGAAGCGAAAGTTAATTTCATTAAACGAGCAGCTACAACAATCGAAAAGGTTGTTGAAGATGTACTACGTAGTGAAATGACACAGCTTAGGGAGGATATACAATCCGCCCGTGAAAACAATTTTGGCCGAAAGATTTTTGAATCCTTTGCAACTGAGTATATGACTTCATATCTCGCAGAAGGTACGGAAATCCGAAAACTGAATAAATCAGTTACGGATCAAGCAAAGAACATCGCCTCTATTACAGAAGCTAAAGAACACGCAGACATTGAAGTTAAGAAACTTCTGGACAAGATTGATCGTAGTAAGGTCATGACTGAACTGTTAACACCTTTAGCTAAAGGTAAAAGAGGTGTTATGGAAGAATTACTAGAGAGCGTTCAAACAAAGAACCTTAAAGGTAGTTTCCAAAAATATCTACCAGCTGTACTCAATGAGGCAGGCGGTAGAAAACAAACTTCGAAGACTACACTTACAGAGCGTACTGGAGATAAGATAGTAGTTGAAAAAGTTGAAAAACAATCAGATGACAAAGGCGCAAGCGTTGTTCATCTAAAAAAATTAGCAGGTATTAACTAAGGAGTATATCATGGCAGAAAACCTAATTGAAAGTCAAAACTGGAATGCCACTAAAGAAGCTCTAATGGAAGGACTGGAAGGTCAGCGCAAGCAGACCATGAATGTCATCCTAGAGAATACGAAGAGTTACCTTGCTGAAGCTGCAACCGCTGGCGCAACACAGGCCGGTAATGTAGCCGCTCTTAATAAGGTAATCCTTCCAGTAATCAGACGTGTAATGCCCACCGTTATAGCAAACGAACTAATCGGTGTGCAGCCCATGACTGGCCCAGTAGGACAAATTCACACATTACGTGTACGTTACGCAGATGCTTTTAATAGCGCAAGCGGCGTAGACACAGCAGCTGGTGAAGAGGCTCTAAGTCCCTTCAAGATCGCAGCTGGTTATTCTGGACAAGCATCAGACGACCGTGCAGCTTACACAGCAGGTATGGAAGGTGTAGCAGGCAATCGTTTAAGCATCCAGATCATCAAAGAAGTTGTAGAAGCAAAGTCACGTAGGCTCAGCGCACGCTGGACTTTCGAGGCAGCACAAGATGCACAAGCAATGCACGGAATCGATGTTGAAGCAGAAATTCTAGCAGCGCTAGCACAAGAAATTACAACAGAAATTGATCAAGAGATTTTAGCATCACTACGTTCACTAGCAGGACAAGATGCCACATACGACCAGAGTGGTACCTTTACAGGTACACCTCATTTCGTAGGCGATCGTCATGCAGTACTTGCGATTCTTATGAATCAGCAAGCAAACCTAGTAGCAGCTCGCACACGACGTGGCGCGGCTAACTGGGCAGTTGTTTCACCAAGTGTGCTAACAGCACTACAAAGTGCAACAACTTCAGCATTTGCACGTACAACAGAAGGTACATTCGAAGCACCCACAAACGTAAAGTTCGTAGGTACATTGAACGGTACAATGCGTGTTTATGTTGATACATATTACAGCGATGGCGGCACAGGCGCAGACATTCTAATGGGTTATAAAGGCTCAACAGAAACAGACGCGGCAGCTTTCTATTGCCCATATGTACCATTGATGAGCAGTGGTGTAGTAATGGATCCAGCAACATTCGAGCCAGTCGTATCATTCTTGACACGATATGGTTACAAGGAGCTAACTAATACAGCGAACTCCTTCGGTAACGCAGGCGATTATGTAACTGGTATTTCGGTAGCAAATCTAAGTTTCCTATAAGGGATTTAAGTTTTATTACTATTTTGAAGCCTGG